GGGTGAGTGCGGAAAAGAGCCGCGCCGCTGCGGAAACCGCCCGTCAGACCGCTGAGAAAGCACGCAACGTGTGGGAGGAGTACAGCGCAGGCAAGGCGTATGTACTCGGAAACAAGGTCAGCTTTAACGGCTCGTCTTATGTATGCACGGCCGCAACGACCGGACATGCGCCGACCGATACCGCGTACTGGCTGCTGATCGCCAAGAAGGGTGAGGACGGCAAGGGTGCGGGCGATATGCTGGCAAGCGTTTATGACCCAAAGGGCAAGGCGCAGGATGTGTTCCAGTATGCGGACGCAAAGGCGAGTGCGGCGCAGAGCGCGGCGGCAACGTATACCGACAACAAAATCAAAGCGATTCCTACACCGGATGTCAGCGGGCAGATTGAGACGCACAATACAAGCGAGAACGCACACGCAGACAAGTTTGCAAAGTATCTGCCGCTTGCGGGCGGCAAGATGACGGGTGCAATTACTGGCGGTGATAGTGAGAATTGTGTATACAAAAGCCGCGATATTACAAACGACGCAGGCATACGCAAGACAACCGGACTTTTTGCAAGAAATGGCGACATTTTGTTTAAGGATGAAAGCACAACCGGGGAACAAAGTATTATTGGGCTTAATGAATTTGGCATCCGCATTCAAACAAATGATTCAGATCTCAAAACAAACGGAATCTTGGTAAATTCCTTTGGTGTTGAAATCAACAAAGTAGTCACCCCCACCACCGATACCATGCCGACACCAAAGTCCTACGTTGATAAGCTCAAGACCAAGGCGCACAAGGTATCGCTGACGGTTGCAGGTTGGGATAGCTCGACAAAACAGCAGACCGTATCCGTTGGTGATGTGGTAGCCGATGAAACGGCACAGCTTATCCTTCCGATGCCTGCGGCGGCAAGCATGACGGCGTACAACGATGCGGGTATCCAGTGTACCGCACAGGCGGCGGGCAAGCTGACGTTTACGGCGGATACCGTGCCGACGGCAAGCATTGACGTTTATGTGACGGTTACGCCGGTGGCGTTTTCGTGAGGTGAGAGTATGATTCATAATACTGCGAAGCGGACGGAGAAGTTTGAGGAAACGTGGATTATCAACCAATACCCCGAGGCTGCTTGGAATGATCCATGGGAATATTCCATCAAATTTTCTTCTAACGGTCAGACATTTTCTAAGATAGCGAATATTGTAGAATCATTTGAGCCTCATCTTTATTATGATTCTAATAATGTTGGATGGGGTGACAGACGAGGTGGAAGAATCATCGAATGGAAAACCGAAGAATACCGTACCGTCACATTCCTTGAGCCGCCTACCGGCGACCTGCTCAAATGGTTACAGGCAAACGCTGTGAAACAGTAAGGAGGACAATATGCACAACTTTAGCATGCTAAAATCTGGGGGGGGCAGCTCCTAACGCTGCTTCGTCGCATTGCACAAAAGGCGGTGCGGCATGATACTCAATCGGACTGCCGGAGGGCAGAAGAAGTACAGGATAACAATAGATGTAGACGGTATCACAAATGTCGTTACCGTTGCCGATTCCGCATATCCCGGCGCATTTGTGAAAATGCGAATGGCTGGTTATGCAAGTATCCGCACCGATTCAAGCGGAATAATTGTGCCGTTTACAAGAGGAAATCCCTCTGGCGTTTCCACACGTGCAGCGCCTATCGCGGCAGATTTTTACTTTGTCATGCCTGCGGAGGACGTAACCATCTCTTAACGGAGGTGGCGGCATGATTATGAATACGAGTAAGCCGAAGAAGTCCGGTGGAGAAAACCCTAAATGGGTCAAAGTAAAAGTAAAATTGGAGGTTGATTTGTGACATGATTGAACCTATAACACCGGTTTTTAATGGTTCGGTTCCCTATTCTGGAGAGCTACAAAATGGTTTGTTGCTGATTGGATTAGTCAAAATTGAAAGCAATTGGCATTTTATTGCTTCCTGTTTCCTTAATGGAGCATGGGAAAACTTAAATAGCTCAATTTCAACTCACGTTTCCTTTTCGGGAATTAAATTATCAAACGGCGTGCTATCGTTTAGTGTGGGTTCGGGCTCAGACAATATTTATGTTTCGGTATTTCAGACCGACGATTTCCCGACAGATTAAAAGGAGGCATCTATGCCAGCGGAAGTAATCACGGCGGCGCTGTCGTTGATGGGTACACTCGTGGGAACGCTCGGCGGCATTGCGCTGTCGAGCAATCTGACGAATTACCGCATTGAGCAGCTGGAGAAAAAAGTGGAGAAGCACAACAACCTCATCAGCCGGACGTACGAGTTGGAAAAGGAGTATTCCGTGCTGGATGAGCGGATCAGAGTTGCGAACCACCGCATTGAGGATTTGGAGAAGGAGGAAATACAGCATGAAGGTTAATGTACCTGTTAGATTTAAGAATCCGTGGTTTTGGGTTGGCGTGGTGTCGGTTGCCATTACCGCCATTGGTGTGGATCCGATGACGTTTACCTCGTGGGCTGCGGTGCTGGACGGCATCAAGGCGGTACTGAGTAATCCGGTGCAGCTGTGCACGATGGCGCTTGCTATCCTGTCGGTATTTATTGACCCGACTACGGCAGGCGTGGGAGACAGCAAGACGGCACTCGGCTACGACAGGCCGAACAAGGAGGAGTAAGTATGAATATTCCGTTCTTACAGGCAAATTCGAGCAACTTTTACTCAGGCCGAGGCGGAAACAGCATTAAATACATTGTGATGCATTACACGGCGAACAACGGTGACACTGCAATGAATAATGCACAGTATTTCCATAATAACAGCGTACGGGCGTCGGCGCACTATTTTGTGGACGAGAACAGTGTTGTGCAGAGCGTCCGCGATTCGGACGGTGCGTGGCACTGCGGCGGATCGTTGGAAAGCTCGCACCATCCGCTGCATGGTATCTGTATGAACAGAAATTCTCTGGGCGTGGAAATGTGTAGCGACAAGGTGAACGGTAAGTTTATTATCACTGCACAGACTGTGGATCGTACGGTCGAGCTTGTAAAAATGCTTATGGCAAAGTACAACATTGACGCAGACCACGTTGTACGCCACTACGACGTAACCGGTAAAGACTGCCCGGAACCGTGGGTGCGTGATGAGAGCCAGTGGAAGTCGTTCAAGGCACGACTGACGGCCAAAGAAGCTCCAAAGGAGGAAAAACCTATGACAGATAAAGAGTTTACCGCATATCTCAACCGCTATCTGGCGACCAAGGGCACACAGCAGCCGCACGACTATGCAAAGGACGCCTGGCAGGCAGCGACAGACGCCGGTATTATGGACGGTACCAAGCCGCAGAGTCCGCTGACGCGCGAACAGCTTGCGGTGATTTTACAGCGTTTAGGTCTGCTCGGGAAGGGCGTGAAGTAATGGGATTGGGTGCTTTTATTAAGGCTGCGGCCGGTGCTGCCAAGGCTGCCTCGGCGGCAGCTAAGGCCAGCGGCGGCTCGTCCTCGGGTAGCTCGTCGGGTTCTTCCGGTTCGAGCGGATCGCTGAGTGCGAGCGGCAAGAACGGCTCGTACGCTATCGGCTCGAACAAGGGAAAGGATTTTGTTTCGAGCGCGGCCGCCGGTTCGACCATGACAGGCAGTGATGGCTCGACGTGGAAGAAGAACAGCGACGGCACGACCACCATCAGCAAGGGCGGCCAGACGTTCACCTACGGCGGCGCTTCCGGCACCGGCTCCGGCGGCTCGTCCTCCGGCAAGACTTCGGGCGGCGGCTCGTCCAGTGGCAGTTCGGGCGGCACTTATACGCCTGCGGGTACTTACAATGATGCGCTGATCCGGCAGAATGACGCACAGCAGGCGGCAGAAATTGACGCAATTAAGAAGCGGTATGAAGAAGCAAAAGCCATCGGCGATGTAGCAGGCATGAAGAAGGCCCACGCGGACGCCGAGGCAAAGCGTAAGGAATGGGGCTATTCCGGCGGTGCGGACGGCTCGGACTACATTGCAAGCGGCGGTATCTCCGGTGCGAATCTCGGCACGCTGATGAGCAATCAGTACAATCAGGGCTTTCAGGACTACGAGAAGAAGATGAACGATGCCGCACAGGCACAGCAGAGTGCTTTGCAGGCGAGTGTGGATTCGGCGGTCGCTAATCTGAACGCCCAGAAGTACACCATCGGCAAGAACACCGAGGCGAACAACGCTGCGGCTGAGAAGGCGTACATGACGGCGATCAATCCGAACGGCTCCATGGCTGAAAATCTGGCGGCACAGGGCCTGCTGACGACCGGCAACACCGAATCCAGTCAGATCTCGGCAGGCAACACCTATCAGAACGCGCTGAACAGCAACGCAACGACCGCTACCGAGGCCCTCGCTGAGATTGAGAGAGCGATTACGCAGGCGCGCTTAAACGGCGATATTCAGAAAGCCAACGCGCTGGCGGATCTCTACAAGGAGGTTGCGGGCAAGCAGCTGGACAACGTAAACAGCATTATCTCCGCTATGCAGTGGGGTCAGCAGTTCGGTCTCAGCCAGGCCGAGCAGACGGGTACTTACAACGGTACGCAGACGCTTGCCATGCGGCAGCTGCAGATGCAGCTTGAACAACTGGAAGAGGACAAGCTCAACGGTAAAATCGACCGCGAGACAGCACAGAAGCAGATGGAGTATATTCAGGCGCAGATTGAGAAGATGCGGGCCGAAACGACCGGTCAGAACCTTTCCAACAAATACTCGCAGTGGCAGCTTAACCAGCTTTAACTACGCCAGAAGGCGGCGGATTTCCGCCGCCTTCTCTCTTTAGGAGGTTACTATGGGCAGTTTTTACGATGATTTTAAGAAAAAACAGAACAAGAGCCAAAACAAACCTACGCTGATTAAGGTTCCGCAGGTTGCACCGAAAAGCAATGATCGCCGTGCGACAGCGGCGCGCAATCGGGAGCAGCAGCGCGTGCAGGCTCACGGCGGACAGACGCAGACCACCCAGCGCGTGAACATCCAGCAGCGGACAACGGTGCGGCAGAATACATCTGCCGGATCATCGCAGAGGAGCACGCCGGTTGTACAGAGAACGCAGAGCACACAGCAGAATTCGTTCGGCCTGAGAAGTCCTCAGCAGCTGCTGAACAGTGCACAGAGTTCCAGCATTGCGAATGTGAACCGGTTTTCTGCCAAGCAGGCCGCACAGCAGAGACGCAATCCGCGGCAGAACGTATCTACTGCGAACAAGAGCAGCGGCGTCGGCAACCCGACGCTGACGCAGTTTCTCAAGAACTCTATGGACTGGCACACGACCAGCGATCCGAACAGGAAGGCACAGCTGCACGCGCAGAACGACGCCTTGCGGCGCAAGCTCGGTTATGAGTACAACCCGCAGACCGGCGCCTCCTTCGATAAGTTCGGACACGAAATGACTGCCGGCGTGCGCATGGCCTACGGCAGCAAGCCGACCGAACGGCTGAATCAGGCAACACAGTTGCTGCATACCTCGGGCGTGATGGGCAAGACAGACAAGGCAACTGTCTACCCGACCGCCATGCAGGCGGCGCAGGGACTGGATGAGGACTATTTCAGCGGCCAGACCGGCTACAATGCACACAAGACGATGCATGACCTGTTTAACCGCTCGGATGAGACGTGGAGCAGCGAGGACACAAAGAGCCGCGACAGGGCCCGTCAGGAGCTTTCGAACGAGATGAGCCGCATTATGAAGCGGTACGGCCTTACCTATCAGCCGCGCGACAACGCGGATGATATCATGAACCGGCTGAAAGCCGCAGGTGCGGACGAGCAGACGCTCGCCTACGTGCAGGAAAACATTGATCTGCGGCACGCGGCAGACCGCCTCGGCAACAGCATGGAGGCAGTCGGCAAGCGGTGGATCGCGTCGCTGCCGTCCCTCGTGGATACCTCGCGGCAGGTAAGCGCGAACATGGAAGAAAGCCGCCAGAGTGAGGAATACCGCCAGCTTGAGGAGCAGGAGCAGACACTTGAACTCACCCTGCAGGGCATGAACAGCACGGCGGCAGACGGCTCGGTTCCGGCAGATTATCAGGCTGTTTACGATCAACTGCAGGAGGTTAAAAAACGCAAGAACGAGCTGACCGTAAACAAGGGCGTAGACCCCAACAAATGGTCACAGCGTATGCTGCGCGAGGCAGCCGAGGCACAGGCGAACGCTGAGGCCGGTTTAGCACCTGCGCCGCGCTGGCTGACCGAGCAGGGCATTTCCCTTGCGGGCAATGCGCCGGTGATGGCGGTAAGTGCGATTCCAGTCGTCGGTCCGGCGGCGGGCTCGCTCGTGATGGGCGCGCAGGCAGCCGGTCAGCGCTCGTTTGAACTGAATGAGCAGGGCAAGGGCGCGCGCGAGTCGCTGACGCGCGGTTTGACGTCTGGTGCGATCGAGGCCGCAACCGAAAGACTGCCGCTCGGTCAAATGAGCAAGATTTTGCACTCCGGCGGCGTGAATGCCGTAAAAAATATCCTCATCCAGATGGGTGAGGAGGCGACAGAGGAAAGCGCAAGCTATTTCCTCAACTATGTTGCGGATTTGGCGGCAAATGACCCGGACGCAAAGTTTTCCCTTGCGGAGCTGACCCAGAGCGCCGCAGGCGGCGCATTCGGCGGTTTGGTGTTTGGCACGGCGGGTGCAGTCGGTTCGAGAGCGGCAACAGATACGGAGCGAATGAATGCCGCTGATGCATACGATTACAATCAGGTGCAGCAGCTTGTACAGCTCGACAGCGAGCTGCAGGCGGCGCGTAAGCTGCCGGAAGGACCAATTCGGGAACGTGCGGTGCAGACCGCGCAGGATAAGATGGTAAACGCGCTGACCGATATGCAGCGGCAGAATGCGGCACGGAGTGCTGAGCTGACTGCGAATTATGACGCGGATCTGCAGAATCATCTTGATCTGCAGGAAAAGGCCGAGACAGCACAGTACCTGCAGGAGCAGGAAAACAGAGCGCTCAATCAGCGTGCGGCGGTACAGGCGATGCAGCAGATGGATACTCAGACGCAGAATAATGTTATCGACCTGCAGGACCGGCTGAACAATGCTTGGACGGAACTGCAGGAGCTCGATCAGGGAGACGGGCGGCTCTCGGTGGCCGAAATGCAGCGCCGTAATCAACTGATGGACGAAATCCGTCAGTTGAACGCACAGCTGAATGAGCAGGGAGTGAAGACCGGCGCTGTTATGCCGGAAATCCAGCAGAATGACATGATCCGCACGGCAGACCGCGGAAACGTGGGCGAGGTGCTGAACCAGAATCCGGACGGCAGTTACAATGCGTTTTTCCGAAACAACGAGACCGGCGAGGAAGGTATTCACCGCGTCGAAGCCGAGAACGCACAGCGGATCGCAGAACCGGGCACCTATGAGGTGGCAAGCGAACAGCAGCGTGCGGCAGCAGCTGAGGAAGCGCTGAATCCGTCGCTCGACGACTCAGAATATCGGTTTGGGCAGAACCAGAAGGAGCAGCCGCGGCCGCTCGGCAACTATGAGATGTACGGCAAGACGCCGAAACAGGCGGCACAGGAGCTGCAGGAACAGCTGAACAGTCAGCACTCGTTTGTCTATGAGTCAGACGAACAGGCGGCACGCCGTGAACAGAACAGCGAGCTGCGCGGCCAGTTTGAGCTTGCACAGCCGGTACGCCGCCAGATGGAGAAATTTAAGAATAACCATCCGCTCAGCGACAAGGACAACAGCTTACTGCAGGGTGCGCTGCTCAACGGTGCAACGGACAAGTTCTCGCAGGCGGACGATCCTGCGGCTGTTATGCACATGTACCAGCTGACGCAGGAGGAGCAGCGCCTTATGCAGCCGCTGCGGGAGTATGCACAGGCCCGTCGAGACGCTCTCAGCTTAAGCGCGGAAGAAATGGCTGACGCGATTGCAGAGAAAGCAAAGGACAAGCGCATTCCCGGCGCTTACAGCCGTGAGACGATGGAGCGCAACAGTTATGATATTTTCGGCAAGGAAAACCGCCAGTACGCCGAAACACTCAACGAGCAGTATTTTACGCCGGTGCACAAGGCGGTTGCAGACCGGACACAATACATCAACACGGTAAAGGACCGGATCGCAAAGCTGAATTTAAGCAAGCACGAAAGCGCACTTGTGCAGATGATGCTGGAAGGTGAGAACGGTGCCGCTGCGGACTATATCGCGGCGAAGAAAATCAAGGTAACGAGCAAGCTGCAGGAACGTGTCGCAAACGGCGTTGCGGAATTCCGCGCCATTTACGACGATATGTACAACAAGCTCTGCGATACCCTGATCGCAAACGGCATGTGGGACAGTGTGCCGGGATACCTCAAGGACTATGCGCCGCATTTTACTGTAGACAAGCCGGACACCAAACTTGCGCGCGTGCTGTACAAATTCGGCATTAAGCCGGACAGCACGCTCAATCTTCCGACTCCGATTGCCGGCATTACAGACGACCGCAACCCGGGTAAGAAGTGGTTCGGCAACCTGCTGCACCGAAACGGTGAACTGACGGAGTTTGACGCGGTGGCCGGGTTTGACCGATATGTAGAGACGGCCGGTGACGTTATCTATCTTACGGACAGCATTCAGAACCTGCGCACACTGGAGGATGCAATTCGGTATCGGCTTTCCGATGACGGAACCAGGCAGAAAATCAACGAGATTCGCAAAGACCGCACGTTGGATCCACTCGAACGCCACCAGCAGACGCAGGACGTTTATGACAAGAATGTTGATGACACGAAAAAGCTGCTCGACCAGAAACACGCGGGCATGGGTGGCTATGTTGCCAATCTGCACGGGTATATCAATAATTTGGCAGGCAAGAAAGCCCGCGCGGACCGTGGTTGGGAGGAAATGCTCGGACGCCAGATGTACAACGTGGCAAAGAATGTTGAGGGTAGAGTGGCGGCGAATATGATCGCGCTGAACCCCGGCTCGTGGATTACAAACTTTATTCCGCTCACACAGGCTGCCGGTGAGGTGAGCACGCCGAACCTGCTGCGTGCGGCTTACGACACGGTAAAGAGTGCGATTCGGGACGATGGTTTTACGGATGGTTCGGTATTTTTGACCAACCGTGAGGGCACGCAGATGCTCGACCGGACGCTGACGCGCAAGGTCTCCGATCTGGCTGGAATGCCGATGGAGGCTATCGACCATTTCACGGCCAACATTGTGACGCGCGGCAAGTACCTCCAGAACATTGCAGACGGTATGACGGTAAACCAGGCGTTTGAAAATGCCGATGCGTTTGCTTCTAACCTGATGGCGGACCGCTCCAAAGGTGCACAGCCGACAGCATTTAATGCCGTCAACCCGATTCGCAAGATGTTTACCATGTTCCAGCTGGAGGTCAATAACCAGCTGAGCTACTTAGCAAAGGACCTGCCGAGGGCCAAGCAGAACAAGGCTGCGCTTGCATGGTCGTACACTAAGATTTTTGCCGGTGCTTATCTGTTTAATCAGGTATACCACCAGCTGACCGGCCGTGATTCGGCGCTTGACCCGATCGGCATGATCGTTGATGCGTTCGGATTGGACGACGATGACGACAAGGACAAGAAGAAAAAGTCCGGCGTGGACATTGCGCTTGACCTTGGCGAAAATATTGCGGAACAGATTCCGTTTGTCGGCGGTCTGCTCGGCGGCGGCCGTGTGCCGATCTCCTCGGCCTTCCCGGATTTCGGCAAGCTGAAAGAGGAATATGAGAACGGCTACGACAACAAGCGCATTGCGCTTGACGCGGCAAAGAGCGCGGCCAACTCGGCGGCGTACCTGCTGCTGCCGTTCGGCGGCGGTGCTGTAAAGAAGGCGCTTGAGGGCGCGGCAACCGTATATGCGGGCGGCAGCTACAGTCTGGACAAGAACGGCGAGAAGATCCTGCAGTTCCCGCAGTACGGCCAGAGTCCGAGAGATTGGGCGCAGGCTATGCTGTTCGGCAAGTCGTCGCTGCAGGGCGCGCAGGAGTGGGCTGACGATGATTACAACAGCCTGAACGCAGACGAGACGAAGGTATTCGAGGAGCTGCGGCAGCGCATGAGCTGGAACAAGGACGAGAATGGCAACACTATCGACAATTCCGAGGCGGTATTTGCCGCCATTAAGGCGATGAAGGCAACCACTGCAGACGCCAAGAAGAAATACGGCTTACAGAATTACAAGGAGATTGCGGCGGCGTCCATCCGCAAAATGCTGCTGGAAAACAACGACCTGACGCCGATGCAGAAGAAAACGCTCGACCGCGAACTGATCACAGCCGGTGATTCCGCAGACTACACATCTCAGGATGCGTTTGATATTAGCCAATATGTGCGAGAGTCCCGACAGGACGACGCGGCCGAGGCAATTAAGCACGGTATTTCGGTTGATGATTTCGTCAAGTGGGACAGCGTGATTGAGCAAACGCTTGCGGACAACTATGTTGACGCCAAGGACTACGAGGACGGCGAGAACAACCAGCTTTACGCGAAAAACGCTGTGCTGCAGAACATCCTCGACGAGTATGACAAGGACGGCGAACACACGGATGCGGAAAAGAACGCGTTTGCGGACTATGTGCTCGTTTCTGCCATGGGCGAAAGCGACAAGGAGCGTTGGGACGCAGTAAAGGGCACGGTAAATGCAACTGACTTTGTACAGTTTGCGGGCGACATGGCAACGTACAACAAGGAGTACAAGGGTTCCGGCATGAGCAAGAGCGATGCGATGCA